TGTCTACCTAGATATTGACACGGTCAATATCCAAACAGACAGCCCCGGCTAGTATGGCATGAAAATGTCATCCTCTCCGGAAATGAGCTCACTAGACGCCAAACTGAGAGGAACATAAGTTCCATTCATGTTTGAAATTATATTGAGTCCCCCTATCTTTATCGAAGGCGGGTAATCAGAAAGGGACTTCACAGAAGGAAGCTTCCCACGGTTCTTATTTGAAAGAACAGTTTTCCAGTTAGAGCGCAAGGATCGATAGTAGCGATTCTCACAAAAAACCAAATCTTTGACCTTAGGTTCAAGATATAAATCTTGAATACTCTTAACCCGAAAAAGAGATTCCACACAAAGGAAGCCCTTTACGGAATTAAGGGACAGACTCTCCTCAACAAAAGGAAGATCTGAAGGATGAAGATAGGGTTCCAAGACCCGGGTGAGGTCGGGGACACGCGAAGACGCGTATTCCCAACACTTCCACGCGGAACGAGGACGGGAAGTGGGATGAATAAGACTAGCCTCATGGAGGAACCTTAACTCATACTCACTAGGAGAGAACTCGCCACCAAGGATAGGGAAACCAAGTCCGTGTAAATGTTCAGGAAGGAACCAAGGAACCCCGAGCTTCTGAAGAAACCCAAGATTCTTGTGTATGAACTGGCCAAGGACCCGGGTTTGTAATGACTCGGGGCATCCTAAGACCAGCTTGCTACATTTAGCACCAATAGGGAGAAAGGATTCGGCACGTTTACTGCCCGATCGGCTCATATTATTCAATAGCCCCATGTTAATATACTTCAACTCCTTAAACTGGTCTTTATCTACCAGAAAGGTTGTTGAATTGATATTAAAAAAGCTAAAGGAATAATAAACTTTACCAACAGAGGGAAGCAAACCACATATAGAGGAATACTTAACCCAAAGATCCCGACCCCTAGGACTTACACAAAAGACAGCATCATCCCCATTGATTAGGAGGGGGACATCTCTAAGAGAGATCCTCCGACCCTGGTCCCGTTCCAGTACATATCGACAGATCGCAAGATTGACGATACAAAGGATAGGGAAAGATGTAACGCTGCCCATTAGCTGACCATTGGTCTGCTTCCTCTTTAAAGGAGGGAGCCCCTCTCGTACTAGCTCAATATCATGGTAGGTCATAGACTCAAAGAACATCTGAGTATCTTCGAGGTCTAAATCCAAAAGTTCCGAAATCTCGTTAACAACGATATTGGAACACCAAGAGAAAAGAGAGTTAGTCGCATCCGAGTAGTCTACGGATAAAAAGGGTTGTCCTTGCCCCTGAAACATCTTTTTAAGGATGTCTACAGAGACTGGAGTCCCTATTAAATCCATACACTTAAAATCTCGAAGCCGAGACCAAAGAAGCTTCTGAAGAGGCTTCAAATAGGTCATACGAAAAGGGGGTCCCTTGGTAATTACTCGAGTCTTAAGAGCCTCGGGTAAGCCAAGAGGAACAGCGACCGGTTCTTCCAGAAGAGAATAACTCTTTAGTCTAGAATAGAATAGAGAGAACTTCTCCTCCAGAGGAACCGTGTCAACTAAGATTCCTGACCCCACAACAGGTTTATCTTCTATCGTAAAGTTGACTAACTTTTCATCACTCTTCAAACCTGATAACAGGTCTGGGTGCTGAAGTATACAACTTACGGCCCCACCCATACCCCGAGAATTAATATAATTAGCGGAGGTGGAGGGGAAGAAGGGAGAAATCTTTCCAACAAAAGGGTTATTTGACCCCGAAAAGAGAGCCCGACAGGTCCTCTTAAGCTGGAATGAAATATCCTTGACAAGGGGGTCGGACTTTATTTTATCAAAAATCGGGACAGAGTCCCTTGTTAATGATAAGAACGTCTTTTCCTCTGCCAACCGCAAGGCAGGTTTGTCAGGACGAGGCATACCCTTCTTCGAGTTCAAGATAGAGGTGGCAAAGGATAGAAATAGTTCCGGATCTTTTAATAAGAAGAGCCGTTGCCATTCATACCCTTTACCAGTGAGGATAATACCAGGTTTGTCAATAGACAAAGCCGGATTATCCACAATATCTTGACCAAAAGCCGACGAAAAGAAAGATGAAATCTTCCATTTCACAAACTTCACTGGGTTACAATCGTTCAAAACTGAACATTGTATCCAGTGATCATACATAGGTCCTAGCCTAAAAGCTGAACCCTTATGATCACGATTGAACCCATATAGTTGACAAGTTTCAACTATAACATCAACACACGATCTAGTGTACGACTCCTGCTCACGTGTAAGAGTAGGTGTCGGAGGCTTAACGCTTCCATCATTTGCGGAGAATAAATCCCCGCTGATTGTCTCAGACTGAGA